GAACTTGGCGTTGCGCATTCGACCATGGACAACTGGGCCGGTGCTTACCCAGATTTGCGGGCTGCCATTGACTTAGCGAAGCAGTATGAGCTTGCTTACTGGGAGGATTTGGCGCAGAATCACATGATCGAAGTCCCCGGCGGGCCGCGTGTGAACCCAACGCTTTGGTCTCGGTCCATGGCTGCAAGGTTCCCATCTAAGTATCGTGAGAACTCCAAGGTCGAGGTCAGCGGTAAGGACGGCGGGGCCATTGAGGTCGACGTCATTCACGACTTTGGCAAGCATCTCATGGATGAGCTTTTAGCTTCACGACAAAAAGATGCTGAGTCAAACGACAGTTGAGCACTTCCAATCCCGTATCAAGACGGGACCTGACTTAGGTAAAGCATCGCCAGAGTGGCGCCATGCACTTTCAGCTCGAACCAAGTGGTTGACTATAGCCAATGACCATCAAATCCCTCCAAGTGGCAACTGGTGGTCGATATGGTTACTCTTGGCAGGTCGAGGAGCAGGAAAGACACGCACAGCTGCTGAAGACACATGGTGGAACGCATGGAATAACCCTCGTACGCGTTGGCTTGTATCTGCGCCCACATCAAGCGACGTACGCGATGTTTGCTTTGAGGGAGACTCTGGACTACTGAATGTCATGCCCACGCAGATCATTGAGACTTACATCAAGTCACTTCACGAGTTAAAGCTTAAGAACGGGAGCATCATCAAAGGGATACCGGCGTCTGAGCCTGACCGGTTCCGCGGACCTCAGTTTCATGGCGGATGGCTGGATGAGTTGGCGGCCTGGGACTACCTTGACGAAGCTTGGGACATGCTGCAATTTGGTATGCGCCTTGGCCAGCACCCTCGAATCATAGCCACCACGACCCCAAAGCCTAAGCCTTTGATCATCGATCTCGTGAACAGAGATGGCGATGATGTATGCTACACCACAGCCACCACGTTTGATAACATTCAGAATTTAGCCCCTACATTCCAAAAGCAGATCTTGCAGTATGAAGGCACCAAGCAAGGCAGACAAGAGATTTACGCCGAGATCATAGACCCTGAAGAATCTGGTGTCGTAAAACGTGATTGGTTTAAGCTTTGGCCTGCGGAACGTGAATTACCCCGCTTTGAGTATGTCCTGCAATCCTATGATTGCGCCACCAGTGAGAAGACTACCAATGACCCGACGGCCTGTGTCGTGCTTGGAGTCTTTAAGCCTTCAGACGATAAGCCTATGTCGTGCATGGTCATTGATTGCTGGGAGGAGTATCTGCAGTACCCTGACTTAAGACCTAAGGTCACAGAAGAAGCGTCCAGCATTTATGGCGATGAGAATGAGTTTGGTCACGGGAAAAAGGTTGACATGATCCTGATCGAGGATAAGTCTGCCGGTATCTCTTTGTTGCAAGACTTGCAAAGGGCTGGACTTCCTGTACGAAGCTACAATCCTGGGCACGCCGACAAGATGCAAAGACTTAACTTGGTGGCGCCAATCATCAAGCGTGGACTGGTCTACGTGCCTGAGTCTTTGAACAAGCCCGGCATGGCTCGTGATTGGGTTAACCCATTGATCAGTCAATTGTGCGCCTTTCCTGAAGTCAGGCACGATGACTTGGTGGATGCAACTACACAAGCTTTACGATTATTACGTGATCAAGGGTTCCTTGTTTTGGATTATGTGTATAATGACTCAGACCAATACGTTGATGAGACGCAACCAAAACGGGTAAACCCATATGCCTTATGACGACAACTTAGCTCGTATCAAAGCAGAAATGATGATGCAAAATCGTCCATTGTATGATGATGGTGCAAGTGAACTTGAATCTGATCCGGGCATGATGCAGGTTGGCTTGTTTGGGCGAGGACCTAAGCCCACAAAGCCAGTTGCGCCGCCTGTTGACATGCAACGTAGATCGATACTTGGCCTAAAGCCACAAGCAGAGTATCCTGTACCAGCAATTAGAGCAACAGACATTCCTGTTCCCACATCTAACTTTCCAGCACCTGCGCCTCAACAAGCACCAATGCCTGCCCCTATGCAGCCTGCACAAGAAGCGCCGGTAAGTCCACTTCAGTCTTTGGCAAACAAAGCAATGAATGCGCCCATATCAAGACGTGAGGTGCTTAAGAAAGCAGGACAAGCGGCTGTGGGTCAAATACTTCCTACGCCTAGCGTTACAAACATCATTCCTGAGATTATGTCGCCATTAGCTGAGGCTGCAAAAGAAGTTATAGCAAGTCCTGCGCAAAGTGCTATGCCTCATGCAGCTATTTGGGCGTCCCTTAAAGACTTGATCAAAGAAGGGTTTAATGAAGATGCAGCTATGGATCCTACTAACATAAGAGATAAGTTGGATGAATATCATGGCATGGTTGATCCGGAGCAATTACCTGTAAAAGAACTCAAACAAGCTTATCGTTTAGGTAAAAAATACGATAAGCTTCTGGATGAAGATGTTGATGAAGAAGATTTGTATGACATACATGACAAAATGTCAAAGCATGTGAACAAAGCAATTGATGCTATGTCACATGAGAATGTTATTAGTGAATTAGAAAATGTAGGGTATGATATTAACGCATACGATATTGCTAATCTTTTAAAAGACAAAGGCTTTAGTAAACAAGAAATTGCTGACTTCTTAGATGAGAATCATCCTGGGTTTGAGTATGATGAGTTTATGGGCGATGATGCAGCAATTCCATCTGCGCCTAAAACAACAGGTGCAAAGCCCCAGACCCTGCGATTAGACTCAGTGTTTGAACACCCAGATCAACCACAGGCGTTTGAGTCATGGGCCATTGGGCAAAGCAAAGCTGGTGTTGAAGGTGGCGAAGCTTTACGCGAAAAAGCTATAGCATTGGCTGGTGCTTTACGTTTAGCTAGAAGTAGCACAGATCCAAAAATGCTTAAGATGCTATACAATCGCGGTATGTCTTTAGCAAACACTTTACGCGGGTTAAATCGCAATGATGAAGCTAATCAAGTTGAGAGTTGGACTCTTAATAAAGGAAAGTAGCAATGGCTGAAGTATACGATGCATTAGGCAATCTCACAGGCTATGACGATAGCAACATACCAAAGCCAACACAGGATGAGATGCGCTTGGCTTTGTCAAAGAAGAAGACCAGCCCATTAGACGCGGTTGCATCTTCATTTAAAGACATAGCCACAAGGTTCAATCCACTTACAGCCCGTAAGACTTTCCAAGATGCGTTAAAGCCTTACACAGAGCCTGTGGCTACTGCGTTGACTGCATTTCCAGCACTTGTAACTGGTGGAGCATACGGCATAGCCAAAGGCGTAGCATCCCCTGAGTATGGGACACCTGCTGTTAAAGATGTGATGGAGAAAGCTGCAGCACCAGTCATACAAGCCATGACCTATCAGCCTCGTACTGAAGAGGGTTATGCAAATGCAGACATGCTATTCAACAATGAGTTTATGCGTAAGATACCCCCAGTGTTGGGACCTTACACTGAAGGCGCAGGTGTTGCCGGTTTAAGATTTGGGCCTAGTGACTTACGCGCAATCATAGGTAAAGGGGAACTCACAGCTAATGAATTGGCTAATCTGCCACAAGACTTTAGGAATGCGCAATCAGGTATTCAAAGACAAAACATACTTGGTGAGCCTACACTAGGCGTTAAGGCGCAAGGCGTTGCTGATACAATTGGTGATTACATAGCTCGTAGAGAAATGCAAGGGTTAGCGCCAATCCCAGGGATTCCTGCAGAGTTTCAGCCTCAGACTAAAGCATACGCTGTTCGTAACGTAGGCGAAGGCACTGTACTTAAAGGTAAGAAGTTTCCTAACATACAAACATCCGCTATTACGCCATTCTCAGGCTTTAATCAAGTCATTGAAAGCGCAAGACCTGTTGCAACTGATCACCCTAGTGATCTAGCGCATGACTTTATTACAAGATACGTGGGGCCAAATGAAGACATAGAAAATGCATTGAAGCAATTCAGAAACAATAAGTTAATGGAAATGTACCCTGATGCGCCTAACACCAATGCTGCTTTGTCCGCTATGAACGCTGTTACTGATCACATACAACGTCAAGAAATAGAATTTGAGTGGCTTAAAGAATTTGCAGATCAGAATCCTAATGTGCCTAGTTTTGATGAGTACATGGCACGTGTTACAGCAGCTGACGCAGTATTGGAAGGCCCCGTTTCAAAGCACATACAAAAGTATTTTGGCACTAAAGAAGACCCATTGCTTAAAGCTGCAGCTAAGGGTTTGACCATAAAGCCTGCAAAAGATATATTTAATGAAACGCTTGTCAGTCCTCCTACGAGTGTGCAAAATGCAAGAACCGCTGGAGGCTTTAACCCTGCAGGTGAGTATGATGCGCCTTATGGCGCGCAAATAACTAAAGTAAAAGATCTTACTGCGCAGTTAAACGCGCTTAATCAAAACCGCGCAGACATAGAACAGCAAATACGTAGAGATTTTCCTGATGTAAATGCTGAAACGGACCCAGCCACATACACACCTGAGTATATAGCACTTAGAAATGCGTATAACGCAACTACAAATCCAAATACTCTTAAAGCGCAGGAATTAAAAAGGGCAAAGCAAGATCTTGAAAATTTGCGTCTTGCACGTGAATATGAGTTAGCTTCAGATACGTAACTCATGAAGGTGAAGCCAGCGAATTTTAAAGAATATTTCTCACAGCCTACTA